AAGGTGTACGGCAATGCATGGGTGTCCGACAATGCATGGGTGTACGGCAATGCAAAGGTGTACGGCAATGCATGGGTGTCCGACAATGCAAAGGTGTACGGCAATACAAAGGTGTACGGCAATGCATGGGTGTACGGCAATGCAAAGGTGTACGGCAATGCAAAGGTGTACGGCAATGCAAAGGTGTACGGCAATGCAGAGGTGTCCGGCGATGCAGAGGTGTCCGGCAATGCAGATTACACAACTATTCATGGATTTGGTACTCAATTCCGTACCACTACGTTTTTTAGATGCAAAGATAAAAAGGTCAGAGTTGCATGCGGATGCTTCTTTGGGACTATTCCGGAATTCCGTGAACAGGTTAAAAATACCAGAAAAGGGAAAATTGCAGAAGAATATCTAATGATTGCTGACCTTATGGAAAAACATTTTGAAAAATAAAGTGCTCCGAAGGAGAGCTGAAACCTCTCGCCTCGGAGCTGTAAACCACTAATCACGCTAGCGGATTACAGGATAATCATATCATTTCTTCCTGTATTTCGCAAGAGAACAGGAGGATTTTTTATGAAGAAAACCGAGGATAAAAAAGTGACAAATTTTGAAGAGTTCGATACTTTCTATGCAGTTGAGGTTGTAAGAGAGGCAAAAAAGCAGACTCACAAATGGTTCTGCGCATGGATTGTAACCATGATTGCATTAATTTTTTCAAACGCTGCATGGATGTTTATCAAGTAAGAAAGGAGGAAAGACTGTGGCAATCAGATATACCACAGAGCAAAAGAAATACATCCTTTTGAAAGGCAATATTGCAAAAAGGATGGAGGCCGAGCGAGTAAGTGATGCACAGATGGCAGCAATTACCGGAATGGCAGAAAACACTTTCCGTAAAAAGCGAAATAAGCCGGAAACATTCACGTATCCGGAACTGCGGCATATTTTTATTCGATTGAACTTTCCTAACGAGGAAATCTTGGAGGCTTTGACATGAAAGATTGGATAGACTCCATTCTGATTGGAGGGATAGCAACGTATCTTCCGTTCTGGACCTGGGGCAACAGCCGTGACCAGATCATGGGAGCGTTGGGACTGATCGGAGCTGTGTACATAGCAAGGACGTGGAAAGAATGGACATGCTAGACATGCCAACTAAAAAAGGATCCTCAGAGCTGCAACTCAAATAAGGATCCAAGACAATATATTTCTTCTCCATTGTAGAAGGAAAGAAACCAAAAGTCAATACAAGGAGGAAATTATGAACGAAGAGAAAGTCAGAGAAATCTTTGATTTATGTGTCAGGATTTCTAACGAGACAAGCAGGCGCATAACATTTGATTACAAAATTGATGGTGATGAAACGATGGTTTATTTGTATGTCTTTGGACACAATGGTGCAATCGAAAAGCACTTTATGCTGTCGCAGCATTATGAGTTCGAACCAGACATCTATAGTTTCGATAAAGCTAATGAATATCTACTCAGCATTTTGAACGAAGGAAGGTGTTCGGTATGAATCTGACAGGGAATGGAAGTATTTCTGAAAAGGAATTAGAAGTTATAAGGCATAAGCATTCTGGAATTTATAAAAGACAGGCAGATAATTATACTGCTGTAGAGCGAGAGGAGAAGAAAAATGAATTTGTACGAAATTGATAATGCGATATTGAACTGCGTAGACATGGAGACCGGAGAGATTATTGATATGGGAAAGCTGAATGCTCTCCAGATGGAAAGGGCCCAGAAGATTGAGAATATTGGTTGCTGGATTAAGAACCTTCTGTCAGATGCAAAAGCCTTAAAAGAAGAAAAAGATAACCTTGCAGCACGTCAAAAAGTTGCTGAAAACAAAGCAGCTTCATTAAAAGAATTTCTTTCAAAATATCTGGACGGTGAGAAATTTAAGACTGCAAAGGTATCAATTTCTTACAGAAAAAGTGATTCTGTAGATATTTCAGCGAATGCAACTGTTCCTGAGGAGTTCCTTAAATATGCAGAGCCTACACCTGACAAAATCGGATTGAAAGCTGCATTGAAAGCCGGAAAAGAATTTCCGGGAATTTCACTAAAAACTTCTCAGAATATTCAGATTAAGTAGGAGAGCGCTATGAGTGATTTTGAAATCCGTATTCCGGCGAGAAAGAAACAGCCTGCAACTGATAAGGATAATCCGGTCGTGAAAGTATCACCGGAAGCATACAACGCGCTGGTTGAAATCTACAATGAATCAACCTTATCAATGAAAGATATTGCAAGCTTGCTGATTATTGAGGGCAGCAAGCATGTGGTTTATGACAAGGAGGAATAGCGATGGCAACACCAGTATTAATTATTGGAAAATCTGGTTCTGGCAAGAGTACCAGTCTTAAAAACTGCCAGAATGAACACTGGAATCTTATTAGAGTATTAAATAAGCCACTTCCGTTTAAAGGAAAGATTGACGGATGGTTTACAGATGATTACCAGCAGGTAATGAAGTGCCTGATTGCATCAAAAGCGGAGTCAATTGTGATTGACGATGCAGGTTATCTTATCACGAATCATTTTATGAAAGGACACGCTTCTGCCGGAAAAGGCAATGCGGTGTTCGCTCTGTACAATGATATCGGAGACTATTTCTGGCAGTTAATCCAGTTTATTGTCACGAAAGTTCCGCAAGACAAGATTGTTTACCTTATGATGCATGAAGAAAAAGACGATTCCGGGGAAGTAAAACCTAAGACAATTGGTAAGCTTCTGGACGAAAAAGTTTGTATTGAGGGCATGTTTACCATCGTTCTTCGCTGCATTGAAGAAAGTGGAAAGCATTTATTTGTCACTCAGGCAAGTCAGGGAGCTGTCAGCAAATCTCCGATCGGAATGTTTGACAGCTTAACTATTGATAATGATCTTGCAGAGGTAGACAAGGTTATTAGAGATTACTACGAATTAGGAAAAGGAGAAAACAATAATGCAGAAACCAAATAGCTATGACACAACACAGGCAGCAGGAGAATTTGAACCAATTAAGCTTGGTGGTCACAAAATGGTTATTAAGCAGGTGTCCGAACGTCAGTCCCAGGGCGGACTGAATATGATCGTTGTTCTGTTTGATTTCGCAGATGGAGACGAGCAGGCAGGTTATTTTATGAAGCAGTTTGATAATGATATCCGTCCAGACAAGAAATATCCGAATGCAGGCACAAACTACATGGTTATTGACGAGAGTGTAGATTATGGTGTTCGTAATCTCAAAACATTCATTACATGTGTAGAAAAGTCAAATCCGGGATTTGCTGTTAAGTGGGGCGATAACTTCGGACAGCAGTTCAAAGGCAAGCTGATCGGTGGCATCTTCCGTCTGGAGAAAGACTGGTACGACAATAAAGAAGTGAAACACCACAAGCTTGCATGGTTCCGCAGCGTGGAAGGAATCAAAGATGCAGATATTCCAGAAGAGCGTACCACAAAAGCGTATGACGATCATCTGAAAGAAGAAGCTATCATGGGGGCGAGTCCAGCGGGAACTGATTTTATGAGTATTCCGGATAGTATGCAGGAAGAGCTTCCATTCAATTAAAAGGATGTGTTTTTAATGGTTATACAGACAGACACAAGAGAACATAAAAAGGAATGGGAACGGATTCAAAAGCAGTTTGACAGCCTTGGAGTACAGTATTTCCGATCGAAGTTATACTGTGGAGATTATCAGTCGTTGGACAATGCAAAGCTCTGTATTGACCGCAAAAAGGATTTACAAGAGCTATGTGGAAATGTCTGCCAGCAACACGAAAGATTCAAGGCAGAGCTTATCAGAGCGCTTGACGCAGGTATTCAGCTTATTATCCTATGCGAACACGGACCAGATATCAAATCAATTGGTGATGTGTATTTTTGGGAGAATCCAAGAAAACACAAAGTCATATGGAAGACGGTAAACGGTAAGAGAGTAAAGACTGTAATTTCCGATAAGGCTGTTGATGGCTGCCAGTTATATAAATCTCTATGCACGATCAGAGATAAATACGGTGTTCGATTTGAATTCTGTACAAAAGAAGAGACTGGACGGCGAATCGTGGAGTTGCTGTCATGACAAAGGATGAAATCAAGCAATCAGTGAAAATGTCTGAGATTCTTTCCAGATATGGACTAAAACCAAATAGAGCTGGTTTTATATGTTGCCCTTTTCACAAGGAAAAGTCAGCATCCTGTAAAATCTACGATGATTCGTTTTACTGCTTCGGCTGTGGAACCGGTGGCGATGTGTTTGATTTCGTGATGCAATACGAATCCGTCCCTTTTAGTACTGCATTTATCGAGTTGGGTGGTACTTATATCTCTAAAAAAGGTAAAAGTCGTAACCAGATCAGACATGAAATGCGGGATATTAAAACAAAAAAGTACAATCCCGCTCAGGTCCCAAACGAGCTTGAGCAGGTAGAAAAGAACATACTTATGTACGAAACAGCGCTAAAAACGTTCCCTCCCGATTCAGAAGATTGGTATATGTGCCAGTTTAATCTCGAGAAAGAAAAAAGCAGACATGAATTACTGTCTGTTAAGTCAGGAGGTAAGGAAAATTCTTGAAAATATTGGAAATTTACAAGCGCAAGACTTTATGGAAAAGCAGTTGTATGAAGAACTTTTTTCAGTAAAAAGTAAAATCGACCGCTCAGAAATCAAATTCAAACTGATGGACCGGGCAAAAAGTGTGAAAGCGAAACATATAGCAGAAGAGTTCATAAAGGAATTTCAAAAAGCAGAGCAGGAAAAGGAAAAAGAAGAAAAAGCAAATCGTTCTATGCAGTTAGTTGAAAATATCACGAACTTCTATCCCGATTCTGTTGATAAGGAATATCCTAACATGGCTTGTGGCAGCTGGATAGCTACAGAGAACGGAATTTTTTCTTCCGAAACATCTAAGGCAAGAGAACTTGTATGCCACCACCCGATCATGCCGATACGTCGACTAAAAAACATTGAAACAGGTGAAGAACAGATCACAGTGGCTTTTAAAAGGGATGGATATTGGACAGAAATAACTGTTCCAAAAATTGACATTGTGACTTCCAGAGCAATAACTAATCTTGCAAGGTTCGGGGTGCAGGTCAATTCAGAGAACGCAAGGCTCCTTGTAAAGTATCTGGCAGATGTTGAAATGTACAATGCCGATATGATCGACATACAGCACTCCACAAGCAAGTTAGGGTGGCATGGCAATGTATTTGTGCCTTACGACCTTTCAATCGTTTTTGATGGCGAATACCGCTTTAAAACACTATTTCAGAGCATACAGGAAAGTGGAGATTACTTTAAGTGGGTGACTCTGGCTAAGCAGCTACGGTCGTGTGGACGATTAGAACCACGGATAGCACTTGCAGCATCTTTTGCAAGTGTTCTTATACAGCCGCTTGATGTGCTACCGTTCATCGTAGACTTTTACGGGCAGACAGGCGGTGGAAAGACGGTAACGATCAATATAGCGGCATCGGTTTGGGGAAATCCGGCGCCGGGAGCTTACGTTGGAAATTTTCGATCAACAGATACGTCATTGGAGACAAGGGCAGACATGCTTAATAACTTTCCGATGATCCTCGATGACTCAAAAAATGCTTCTCAATATATCCGGGACAACTACGAAACATTAATTTACAATCTCTGTTCCGGTAAAGGGAAAGCACGTTCAAATAAAGACCTCGGAGCAGCTAAGGAAAATACATGGAGTAATGTGACTATTTGCAATGGTGAGAATCCTATTTCGGAGTTTGCAGATTCTGGAGGAGCAATCAACAGAATTATTGAGATTGAGTGTTGCGAGGATATTTATGAGAATCCGGCAGAGATCAACAGCGTTGTCGCGAAGAACTACGGCTTTGCAGGAAGAGTATTTGTCGGGAATCTCAAACAGTTCGCACCAGACGACTTAAAAGAAATGAAGTCTAAGATTGAAAAAGGTTTTGACGGATATGACTTTCCAGCAAAACAGGTCATGGCCATATCTACGCTTCTGCTGGCTGACAAATTAGCTACAGATTTCATATTCAAGGATGGGCGTGAGCTGACGGTTAAGGACGTTGTGGACATACCTACACGTAAAAAAGACGTATCTGAGGGACAGAGGTGTTATGAATTCATTCTTGAAAGTCTTTCCGTGTACGGGCAGCACTTTGATACACAATTCAGTTGTGATCAGTGGGGATTCAAGGAAAAGCCAGATGAGTATGGAGATGTATATATATACTTCTATCCAAAGCCCCTTGAAAACCTTTTGAAGAGCAATGGATTCTCCAGAAAAGCCTTCTCAGCCTGGGCGATTAATCGAGAATTAATCAAACACACAGGAAAAAGAGATACGATATTAAAAAGAGACGGGGGAAGCGTGATGAGGCTTATTGCAGTAAAAATCGTTGATATAAAAAGTCTCGAAAATGAACAAGAAAATGAGGTTATTGAAACTGGTTTTCTGCCAACTAATGCCGAAACAAATGTTCCATTTTCATAATTTGTAACCATGTAACCGTTGTAACACGAAAAAAAACGTCCTATAGGAGAAAGTTTGAGAGTGTATAAAAAACATATGCTCTAGTGATTCTCCTATACAAAAACCTTGGTTACATTGGTTACACGGTTACATACCTCTGAAACCCGCATAAAATAAGGGTTTTTGGCGTAACCAATAGGTTGAAAAAGTCGGTTACACATGGGTTACAAAATTAAAAAGTATATACAATTAGATTTATTATAACAAAATTAATTGAATATTGCAAAAATATTTAGTTGACATAATTATTATAAGGAGTGGTTACAAAATGAAAAAAGACGATCTCAATAAAAAGCAGAGATATGCATTAGACACGATGCTGTCTGGTAGTAATGTTTTTCTGACAGGTGATGCAGGAACAGGCAAGACAACGGTTATTCAGACATTCATTGATGAGGCGGAAAAAGCTGGTAAAAGTGTTCTGGTATCTGCTACTACTGGAATAGCTGCGGACAATATCGGATACGGGGCGACTACCGTACATCGTGCATTGAATATCTCAATCAAATTTGAGGATTACAAGAAAAAAGTGAAATCCAGAGCTGAACTGTTGAAGGAAGCGGATATTCTTATTATTGACGAGATCAGCATGTGCCGATTTGATTTATTTAACATGATTGCAAAGACAATTATCACGGAGAATGAAGAGAGAGCCGTTGACAGACTTTTGAGCGGAGAGGATAAAGAAGACGTTCAACTGATCGTAATTGGGGATTTTTACCAGCTTCCACCGGTTATCACAACAGATGACCGTAAAATTCTCTGCCGGATGTATGGATCTGATTATGGAAAGGGCGGAAAGTACGAACACGGATATGCTTTCATGTCTGAATACTGGAAAGAAATGGGGTTTGAATACATCAAACTTGATGAGATATGCAGACAGAATGATGAGGGATTTAAATATGTTTTGAACGATATCAAATATGGCAACAATATTAGAAAATCCATTGCATATCTGGAAAATAACGAATCAGACAAGGTTATACCAGAAGCACCGTTTCTGGTCGGAACAAATGCTGAAGCTGATCGGATTAATAATACTTTTCTCGGAAAACTGGATAAAAAGACCGAAAAAGTGTTTCATGCAGCAGTTGACGGAGAATTAACGTCTGCTGATATTAAGAACATTGCATTTGCCAGAGAGGACTTAATTCTTAACATCGGTGCAAAAGTGATGATTACAGTCAATGATCTGTCTGGAAACTACGTCAATGGAACGATTGGCATCATTCAGAAAATTGTGGATAACGGAGAATTTGAAGAATCCTATCTGGTTATCAAGACTGATAAGGGTAAAACAGTTAACTTGTACAGATACAGTAAAGACATTGAGAAACAGGTTATCGAGGAATCTGAGCAGGAAAAAGACGGACAGAAGATCGTAAAAGAGAAGATTGTCCGTAAGAAAGTCGGATCATTCTCACAGTTCCCGGTAAAGCTTGCTTGGGCAATCAGTATTCATAAATCACAGGGACAGACATTTGAGAAAATCAACATTGATCCTTGTTGTTGGGATCCAGGACAGTTCTATGTGGCTGTTTCACGTGCGAAATCCGCTAATGGAATACATTTTATCAGACCGATAAAGCAAAGCTATATAAAGGCTTTTAACAAGGATAACGAGCGACTTCTTGAACGGAGTTTTGAGGTAGAAGAAGGTGCATAAGTATGAGAGTGATACACGAGCAGATACCGAACACGATAAGATTTTTGCAAATTGATTTTCCGGCACTGGTTCTCCAGACTGCCGGAATCGAAGAAAGTGATGAATACTGGGCGCAGGTGATAGAACAGACACATATTGTGTCAGAGAAGTACCAGAAAAACGGCTTCGTGGATCATATGTTGTTCGCTTACGTTGATTACCTTGAAAAAATGTACAACAAATCCAAAGAACTGAGAAAGGAGCGTGAGAAAAATGAGCAGTAAGTTAAAAGTCAAGAAAAAGACCAGATTTTCTGTTCAGACTTCTAATCAGGCGGCTTATGCGTTTGGACGGGCTATGCAGAACTGTTATAGACAGATAAAAGACGTAGAGCAGCAAGCCTACGAGGATGGATTCACTGTTGGTGAAGATTGGAGCAACACGATCAACACTGTCACAACTATGATGGCTCTGAGACGTTTATATGGCTTTTCTACGAAACGTTTGCTTGATGTGATAAGAACTGCCAATAAGTACGTTGAAATGGCAAATGAGGGCGAAATGAGCGTTCTGAGCATGATGCAGGACATTGAGGAGAGCACAGATGTAAGATTTGATGAGATGAATAAGAATCTGGTTAAGAAGATGGGAGTATAAAATCATGGAGGACCGCACAATAGCGTGCCAGTTGCTTACATGGAGAAAGTGAGGACGCAAAATGAAATTATTTAAAACAGTAGATGAGAAATTAGCAGAAATTGGATTTGTAAAAGTTGAAGAAGATAAATACGGATGTGAGTATGAGAGAAAAGATAATAAATATGGGTATACACAGATCGTATCTATTTTACATAAAAAATCCGGAAGGCACATCTTACAGTCTTATGATCCAGATTTAGGAGATAGCAAAGGAATCGGAAATACTTGTGTTGGTCTTACAGGGTATGAAATGAAATTGTTTATCAAAAAGATGAAACAATTAAAGATGTATTCAGGTAAGGAGGACACAAAATGTTAATCAGAAGTCAGGATAAAACAATTTTATTAAACTTTAGCAATTCGACTGTAGATTATATTGCGAAAAATGGCAAGGATTTTGTTATTTTAAGCCTAGAGAACGAAAACAGATATAGACTTGGTAAATATTCTTCAGAAGCAAAAGCCATGAAAGTACTGGATATGATTCAGGAAGCATATTGTAAATTTATGTCGGTAAAAAACGATGATGCTTGGGACGGAAAAGAATCCGTGTTTTATATACCAGCGGATAGTGAGGTGGAAATATGAAAAGATCTGAAACAACAAAATTTCTTAGCAGATTGTTGGAAAAAAGCCGTTTTTCTGGTCCAGGTAAATACTGGGCTAGAGAAGTAAGCCTTGATTATGGCTACGCAGCAGGAAAGCCAAGAAGAGTAGATTACATGCAATTTATTCCGGAAAATCAGTGCTCTATTTCAGCAATCGAAAAAGGAATATTTACCTGTTATGAAATAAAAAGTTGCAAAGAGGATATTTACAGCGGAAATGGATTAAATTTTATTGGCGAAAAAAACTACCTTGTGACAACAATGGAGTGCTACAAAGAGATTTTACCTGATTTAAAAAATGGAAAATTTGCCCAACATATACGTGAGAATTTTCCGGAATGTTACGCGGAAATAGGTAACATGGGAGTAATGGTTGCAGTTCCGTATCAGAGAGATGTTGCAGAAGAATTTGAAAGCCCAACACCACTAGGTGAAGATGTGGAGAAATGGAGATTATCAGTTATTTTGAAGTGTGGACACAATGGTTCAAGAAAAAGATCCATGACAGAACTGTTGTTTTGCATGGTAAGAAGCGGGCATTGAGAAAGGATGGAATAATATGATACATATCAAAGAAAGATTAAAGCAGTACGCGGATAAATATTCGGACTGCTACAAATACGCTGGGGTGTATGTCAAAGTTATTCAAGATATGATTGAGCAGCTTCTGGCTGATCTGGAGCAGGATGAGAAAGAAAATGGTTGGATTCCGGTCAGTGAGAGATTGCCAGAAACAGATGATTATATTCTTCTCTCTTTTGCGAATTACTCAATCCCAATAATCGGAAGATGTGAAAGAGATAAAGATGGCAACGGCATTTTTTACGCCGGTGACGATTTAATATCTTGTTTAGGTAATGATTTATATGTCAACGCCTGGATGGAATTGCCGGAGCGCTATAGGGAGGACGAATCATGATTACATTCTTATTAGGATTCACCCTTGGAATCATAGTCGGAGTGGCCGGTCTTGCATGTGCAGCGATCATGTACGATAAGCACCACCCAGACGAATAGAAAGGAGAACGGTATGCTGACAAGGAATAAAAAGCTGGAAGACTATGGTATTCCGGCAGATGACATTGAAAAGCTGAATACGATGCTGAAAGACTTCCCGGCAGAGTACGGATACCTGCTTTCCAGTGCTGCCTTGTCAGCTTGCCCGAAAAACACGGTGATAGCGGATATGGTAATTGAGAATATCCTACACCGGAAAAGTTACAGGAAAATCAGCAAAGAAAGATATATCCCGATGAACCCGAAAGACTTTTATGGATACAGGCGCAAGACCGTCGCTGTACTGTATGAGAGGATGCGGCTGTTGGGAGTATGGGAGGAAAAATAAATGAAAGAATATAAATGTCCAAAGTGCAATAGTAAAAACCTTTTTGTCAAGAAAGTTGGGAATAATACGGGATTGTATTGCGGGGATTGCGGTGCATGGATTAAATGGGTCGGGAAAAATGAGCTGAGAGCGTTTGAATATTTAACTAAGCAGAAACACGTAGACGATGCTAATAGCAAACAAGACGATATTGCAAGCATCATTTACGGCACTCTCGATCATATGTATTGCGATAATTGCAGATTCAATAGCGAAATTAAAGAAAGTGATAATGGTGAATGGAACTGTGATGAATGCCACAGAAAATATAATGGATGGGGAGTTTCCATGCAGGAAAGTAATAAAATTGCAAAAGAAATTTTAAAACAGTTAGGAGAATAGAATATGAGCAGACTGATTGATGCAGACGAATTAATCAAATACATCAAAATTTGGGAAATTGGCACAAGTATTAGTTCTGACCAGAAAGAGTTTATTGATTGCATTAATAAACAGCCGACAGCTTTTGATGCGGATAAGGCTATTAGCGAATTGGAAAGAGATAAATTCATTGAATCAGAATGTATTTTATCTGATGTGCATCAAGGATACAATGCTGGACTGAGCAGGGCAATCGAAATCGTGAAAGGCGGTGGAGTTGAATGAGAGAAATTCTTTTCAAGGCAAAGCAGATTGATAATGGTGAATGGATAGAAGGAAGCCTCATAGATTTAGACATTGACAGCGGATATTGTTATATTGTTCAGCCGTATAAAAAAGCGAGTATATTGCCAATCATCTTTTTAATAACAGACAGAATGAAATTGGTTGATCCAGAAACCCTCTGCCAGTTCACGGGACTTTGTGATAAAAATGGAAAGAAGATTTGGGAGAATGATATTGTACTTGTAATTTATGAAAATCGGTACTATGAAAAAAAGGAATTAAGCACTGGAAGAATAGTTTTTATTCGTGGAGCATGGTATATAGGCGGAAAAGTTTGGAATGAGTTGTACGCGATTGACGAGGATGCGATATTTCAAGTCGAAATAGTGGGAAATATATTTGATAATCCAGAATTATTACAGGAGGAATCAGATGAATAAATCAGCATTGGTGATAGATACGCCAGAGAATTGCTATGATTGCCCGTTCGGAACTGCATACTGTGGCGAACTTGAATATGTGGGTTATTGTGAAATCGCTGACTGCTTAGATTATGATGTAATTCTGATGACAGAAGAACATTATGATTGTGAAAGCAAATCAAGACCTGATTGGTGTCCATTGAAGCCATTGCCGGAGAGAAAAGAGTATATTGTTCCAATTGACAATGTAGAATCACAAAAAGATATTATTGCGGTTGGCTGGAATGCTTGTATTAATAAGATTACAGGAAAATCATGAAAAAGCTGAGTTGTGAACACATGATTTCGTATAGGAGGTGAAATATGAGTTTTACTATAACATTCCCAGTAGATATTGGAACATTTGTAATTACAGATACAAGTGTTGATTTAAATGATCCGAATAATTTAAAAGGAAACTTAGGAAGTATATCATGTTATCAATGTGTTGATGACAAAGAAGATGATTTTATTGTTATGGTATCTGGATATAAAGATTCTTGGTGTGGTGAATATTTGCTTAGTAAATTAAAAATTGCTACAGACAAACAAGTTAAAGAATACGAAATGGTAATGGGGATAAAGCAAATGGATATTGATGAAATTATAGGAGAAAGTTCTGATGATTGATTTAAGAAATAAATGTATTCTGGTTAGAACACCAGAGGAAAATGAAAAATTACTTAAAGAAGCTGAAAAACAAGGATTTCATTGGTGTTTAAAAGACGATTGCAAGCCATTACTAGAACAACATTTACCGGACATTTTGAGATTTTGCAAAGAAAGCAAAGCTATTGTTTATGGTGTACGTATTTGGTCAGATTACGCTTTCTACGAAGCATCAGAACTCCTCGGAACAAAAGAAATGTCTGCAAGAGAGTTTGCTGAACGGATTGCAGATGTAAGCAATTGTTGCGAACGTGAATGTATAGGATGTGTGTTGGACAACAGGAATAATAAGTGCAACACGGATTTGTGCAATACACGTAATTGGGAAAATAATATAGATGAACTTCTTGAAATTGCAAAAGTAGGAAAAGGGACAGTTCCTATACCCGAATAGAAAGCAATTGAAGATATTGAAAAGTTTATCGAGAATCCAGATCGCGCAGTAGTAAATGATGAATTTGTAGAATCGCTGAAGTTGGCGGTAGAGAAGTTGGAAGAGGTGAAGTAGATGGAGAGATTAACAGAAAGATATGATATTACACCAGACGGTGAATCAGATGTCTGGGTTAAACAGCACGATTATATTTCAGCGGCGCGAAAGCTTTGCAATTATGAAGACCTGGAAGAACAGGGCTTGCTTGTGAGATTGCCGGTACCATTAGGTTCTAAAGTCTATTGTATTTCTACGAGAGATAAACAAAATTCTATTATTTTTGAAAAAAATTTTGTTTTAGGAATGTTGTATTTTTGGGATTCGACAGTATTTGCCACACGTGAAGAAGCTGAGAAGAAGTTGAGAAGAAGTTGGAGGAGATGAAGAATGGCTGAATATGTTAAAAAGTCAGATATAATAAAAATCATGGAAAATAATTCTCACATGATAGAGGTATTTGGAGTTAAGAAGAAAATGATTGACGGATTCGCAATGTGTTGTGATTTCGCAGATCTGGAAACTGTCAGTATTGAGGAGGACGATAAGGATGATTAATATGAAACCAGAAGAAGCAAAAGACATATTATCCGATATGAGAGACCAGCATTTATGTTTCCTTGAAAGTTCTGAAAACAAAGATGAATGGCAGAAAAAATATCTCAAGGAAGCATGGGCGTGTGATTCCGGAGCAAAAGCATTGGAAAATCAGATTCCATGCAAACCTGAAGAATATGTTCCAGATTTTCCGTACAATATATTTTCCACTCAAAAATGTGCGAAATGCGGAACACCTGTTATTGGTAAAAAAATAAGCAAGTACTGTTCTGAATGCGGGCAGAAAATTGACTGGGGAGAGGAGTGATTAAATGGATTTTAATACAGCAATGGCGAAATCAGTAGCATGGGCCAGTACATCATTTGCCGTAATAGCGGCACTCAGTTATACAAAAGAACCATTATGCTTAATGGCATTAGTTCTTCCGCTGTTTGTTGGATTACTTGCACATTAATGAGAAGGAGTTGATAATCATGTTGGACAATCCTACACTTGAAATTGACAGAGAAAAGAACGAAGTTACGATAAAATGTAATGGGGATACTATAAAGTTCAAAGATGATAATGTGGAAGTGACCAGGGCGAGCAAAAACATGATGTTTAAGTCACCAGACATAACCCCGCAACTCGCCATATCAGCATTCACAGTACTACATCAATATTGCAGCTCAATCAGTCCACATGACTGCATCAGATGCGTATTTTACGAACATTGCCCGGAATGCTTCATGGGATGCCCGGGAGATCAGGGCGAGGTAATCAGAAAATTACAAAGCAACGAATAAAATTAGAGAGTCGGTATTTACCGGCTCTTTTTTAGCACAAAATTCCTCAAACATGTACCACAACTTTTCCACTGACCTGTGATAGAATATACTCAGAAGTGTTACTATGGGATTTTATAGCCAGAAATGAGGTGATGATATGGCGAACTTAAAATTAGTTACAAGAAAACTCCAAAAAGCTATATTATCCACCGGATTAATCATAAAAATCGGAACATCGCAATTCTACAGCCATGAACAGGAACGATTGATAACAGTAACAATTATATCAACGCCAGTGTTTAGACCAACAAAACGTGGTGAATGGAAAGATTGTGATTACGAAATACTCCGAACTGCATCCCAGTATGATGTAGTCATGTGCCTAAAAGAAATATGGGAGGCAGTCAGAAAATGAGGATGGACAGAGGTGATTAGATGAACTTAACGCCTAAACAGGAAGCGTTTGCACTTGAATATATAAAGAATGGCGGGAATGCATCTGACGCCGCAAGGAAAGCTGGATACTCTAATGGAATCATTAGAAACGCGACAAAAAAACTGTTGGAAAAAGGTTGCATTTCCGCATATATAGCCGAAAAACAGTCTCTCATTGAAAAACAAAAAGGCACTGACATCATGTCTCTGGCAGAAATTCAGCAGCGCCGCTCCATGATCGCAAGAGGTGAGCTGACTGATTCATTCGGATTTGCTCCGGATTTCTCCGATCAGCTGAAATCCATGAATGATCTGGAAAAGACGCTTGCCATAAAAGAAGCCAGAGAAGAACAGCAGAAAGCAGAAGAAAAAGCTAGATTGCAAGGTGAATACCATATTGATCTGAACATTGTCCCGGACGTATTTCATAAAATGATTAGGGATATTCGAGCAAAGAAACATAGTGAATACATTCTTCCTGGTGGACGTGGTTCCATGAAGTCCTCAACTATATCTCTGATTATACCGGAACTGCTGAAGAATAATCCGAACATGCACGCTCTGATTCTGCGAAAAGTCGGAAACACTATCAAAGATTCTGTTTACGCTCAGATGAAATGGGCTATTGATAAATTAAATCTAAATGAGGAATTTGTGTGCAAGGTATCTCCTATGGAGATTACGTATAAGCCTACTGGACAGAAGATTTACTTTCGTGGTGCTGACGATCCATTAAAGATTAAGTCTATCAAGCCAGAGTTTGGATATATCGGTATTGTCTGGTTCGAGGAGTTAGATCAGTTTTCTAATCCAGAAGAAATCCGAAATATTCAACAGTCTGCTATTCGTGGTGGTAATGAAGCATATAAATTCAAGTCATTCAACCCGCCTAGGAGTAAGAATAACTGGGCGAATGAGTATACGGCAGAAGCGGAAGAAAAAGACGAAAATGTAATGGTTGTGCATAGCACTTACCTTGATTTGGGAATCGAACAGGAATGGCTTGGAGATGTATTCCTTGCAGATGCCGAACATCTAAAAGAAGTAAATCCAGATGCTTACGACAATGAGTATTTAGGCCATGCTAACGGAAATGGTGGAAATATCTTTGAATACATCGAAGAAAGAACTATCACGGATGAAGAAATTAGTCACTTTGACAGAATTTATCAGGGCGTTGACTGGGGCTGGTACCCGGATAAATATGCTTTTTCCAGAATCTATTATGATTCCGCCAGAGAAACAATCTATTTTATTGACGAGATTTACGAAAACAAAAAATCAAATGAATGGACTGCGAATGAAATTAAGCGAAGACAGTACGATGATTACGAAATTACTTGCGATTCTGCCGAGCCTAAATCAATCAATGATTACAGAGATTCAGGACTCCCAGCAAGAGGAGCAATCAAAGGACCGGGAAGCATTGAGTATTCTATGAAGTGGCTGCAAAGAAGAAAGCTTGTGTTTGACCCAAAAAGAACGCCAAATGCTTGCAAAGAGTTCAAGAAATACGAATACGAACGTGATAAAGATGGAAATATTTGCAGTGGATATCCGGACAAGGATAATCATTTGATAGATTCTGTCCGGTATGGCTCAGAATCGTTGTGGAGAAGAAGGGGGCACAGTGCATAATGTGTAAATTTTGTGATAATTTAGCTTCTTACAAAGAATACTATGATAATCCAGAACGCAAGAAGAACAAATATATATACGGATGCATGTTGTACATGTACATGAAAGACCGAAAAGGAAGCATTACTTCCAGACCGTTTGACCTTAATTATTGTCCGATGTGTGGAAAGAAGATAGCGACAGGTGACTAAATGGGACTTATAACAACACTAAAAAGGTGGTTTAACATGATATTCAAAAAACAAGCCGAAGAGGATTTTAACATCCAGGCAGCAGAATTTCCAGAGATGGAATCACTGATTAACCGGTGTGCGAACATCTACAGGGGCGTACCGGAATGGCTAGACGATAAGAATAATATCAAGACGATTAATTTTGCGAAATCTGTCTGCTCAGAGACAGCCCGGCTCGCAACACTGGCGATCGGCATTCAGATAGACGGTTCTGCAAGGGCTACATGGTTACAGGAACAGATTGACAAGGCATATTTCCAGATTCGCCATTGGGTGGAATATGGCTGTGCTTATGGAACGGTATTTATCAAGCCAAACGGTGAGAGCCTTGATGTATTTACTCCGGCAGATGTGATGATTGTAGATTATGATAATCAGGAAATAAAAGGGATTATATTCAAAGATTCTTATACTGTTGGACGGAAATACTACACAAGGCTTGAATATCATAGATTTGTTGAGACCACTGTGGATGGCGTAACAACTTATCCATACTACGTTTCTAATAGAGCCTATGTATCAAAATCCCCTCAGAGCATCGGCGACAGAATTGACCTTAAACAGACCAAATGGGCTGACCTCATGACGGACACACCGCCAATTCTCAAAGCAAACGGCGAGAAGCTGGACGGACCTCTGTATGGAGTACTGCGGACACCACAGGCGAACAATGTAGACATTAGTACGCCACTTGGACTTCCAATTTTTGCCGAAGCAATTGAGGAGTTAAAAGACCTTGACATTGCATACAGCCGTAATGCCGGAGAAATTTTTGACTCGCAGAAGACTGTTCTGGCAGATGATAGACTGCTGATGCCAAACGGCGCACCTGTATCAGCTATGTCGCCACAGGGCATGGAGAACAGACGGAATGAGATGAGGTTACCGCACTTTGTTAAGAATGTATTCGGACAGGACGCGAAAGAATTCTACCAAGAAATTAATCCAGTTCTCAATACAGATACCCGTATAGTCGGCATGAATGCCCTTCTGAACCAGATAGGATATAAGATTGGATTCTCTAACGGATATTTTGTTTTTAACGAAAAAACCGGTATGGTGACGGCTACGCAGGTAGAAGCAGACGACCGACGGACAATTCAGTTTATCAAGGACGTTCGGGATAAACTAGAGTGTTGTTTGAATGACACTATATATGCCTTAAATACATTTGCAGATTTGTATGGCATCGCACCAGATTCTAACTGGATTTACGACGAAAAGAAAAAGAAATACGTCCAGTATATAGTTAATTATGATTTTGGCGATTTTACATACAACAGAGAAGAAGACAGGATAGCGTGGTACAGTTATGTAAATTCTGGACATGTAACATTTTGGCGTTATTTAGTGAAGTTTTATGGATATACCGAAGAGGAAGCAAAAAAAATTTCACAAGAAGCCAAAGAGGAAAACAAAACGAGAGGTTTTTTTGAAGAAGAGTAATGAGGTTAGAACAATGGTCAAAGAAGCTCAGCCAGAGCCTTACGGATAACCCAAGATGCAGAACGTTCTTCACGTTCACAGTAAGAAATCATCTTCTTATACTGCTCTGGCTCGAAGCTGATCGTGGTCTTGACGTACTTGTCCTTATCGTCTTTTTTCTGGTTCGCCATGCTTACACCTCCCATCTAGTTAACTATATCAGATGGCTCTGGTGATAGCAATAGATATGGGGAAATCCCTGTATTTATAAGGGCTTGCTGGTCATGGACTTTTGGGACGAGGGATTTAGTGAACCAGTAAAAATCCAAAACATGTACCACGACTTTTGATGAAAGAGGTGATATACTATGCTTAGTCCTGAATATTTACGCCGGATAACAGAGGGCAGTGAACAGATAGCAGAAGAATTGCATCAGTATATCATCTCTGAGATCGTGTCGAGGATGATGACAAGAATCGGCAGAGGTGAGGATTATATTCTGACCAATGCCGATGCGTGGAGAATCAGAACGCTACAGGAATCCGGCGAACTGCTAGAGGACATTCTGGCAGAACTATCCAGATATACCAAACGCGAACAGCAGGAGCTTCTTGAAGCGTTTGAAGATGCCGGAATCACTGCAATGAACTACGATGACAAGGTATATAAGGCGGCAGGATTAATCCCTGTGCCGCTTGAACAATCCCCAGCCATGATAAGGCTTATGGAGCGGAATATGAACCACTGCCTAGGAGATTGGAAGAACTTCACACGAACAACCGCAAGTGCCGCTCAGAGGCTCTATATCGAGCAATGCGACCTTGCATATAATCATGTGATGACTGGGGCAGTTGGGTATACGCAAGCCATTAAAGAAGCGGTTAATAATGTTGTGAGTGATGGCGTTACTGTTACGTATCCATCTGGCAGAAAAGACACGATTGAAACAGCGGTAGCACGTTCTGTCAGAACTGGTGTGGCTCAGGCGTGTGCTGATATCCAGTTGATAAGAATGAAAGAAATGGGATACGGTTTAGTACTGACATCGGCACATATAGGAAGCCGCCCAAGCCATGAAGTATGGCAAGGACAGGTATTTTCCATAGACTGGGAAAAATTAAAAGAAATCAAGCCGGAGTTCTTTCGGGAACGAGATACACCAGAATACCGTAGAATGCTGGAACAAAAAGCAATCCAATATCCAGATTTTATTGAAAATTGTCATTATGGTGAAGCTGATGGAATATGCGGAGTAAATTGCAGACATCATTTCTCAGTTTGGGTGGAAGGAATGCCGAATCCTTATACAGAATTATCAGCACAGGACAAAGCCAACAAAGGCAAGCAGTACGAAAAGGAACAGCGACAACGTACTTACGAGCGAAGAATCCGCAAAACGAAGCGTGAGGTTCTTGGACTGCAAGCAGGAGTTGACAATGCACCGAATGAAAAGGCAAAATTCGCACTCCAGCAAGACCTTGACCGAAAGTCTTATCTTTTGCAGAAACAAAATGCTGCATACAAAGATTACTGCAAGCAGAACGACCTGAGGGAACTACAAGACCGACTCATGATAGCAAAGTGGAATCGCCAGAATGCCGCAAAAGCCAGAGGAGCGGCAAAGAGATATAAAACAGCAAAGGGGATTGACTGATGGGCAGATGGGAATATTTCAATCCGAATCCTGTTAAGGATAAGAGAACAGGAGATTGCGTTGTCCGGGCAATATGCAAAGCAACCGGGTTCGACTGGGAAACGGTATTCACCGGATTAATGATACAGGCGTGTACTCTGTCAGATATGCCATCAGCTAATTACGTTTGGGGAGCATACCTTTATAAGCATGGGTACAGACGTAAACTGATTGAACAGTCAGAGCGATATATCTATACAGTCAACGACTTTTGTGCAGATCATCCGACCGGTACATATATTCTCTGCATAGATGGTCATGTAGTGACGGTACAGGACGGCAAATATTTCGATACATGGGATAGCGGTAATGAAATCCCGGTATATTACTGGGAAAAGGAGTAGCTAAATGAGCATACAGGAATTTATTCAATTTTTTCTTTCAATTTGTGGAGGAATATCAATTGTTGGAGGGGCAGCAGCTGCTATTTTTAAATGGATCGCTCCGGCGTTTCGACTTAATAAGCGAGTAGAGACACTGGAAGAACATGACAGACGAGATTATGAAAGTCTTCGGAGGATCGCGGAGCGTGATTCATTGATTCTGGAAGTACTATCAACCATGTTGGATAGTCAGATCAGTGGGAATAATGTTGAGGAATTAAAAAAAACAAAACAGAAGCTCACGGAGTATCTTGCGCAGAATCAGCGTTAGCATTAGTAAGGGGTATGCTCATGAAATTATATGTGTTCACGAAAAAAGATATAGACAGGTTCTTGATAGAGTGTAATTTCACACCAGACGAAGAAAGACTGTTCCGGCTGAGATGTCAGGAGCGCACTCTTGAATACTGCGCTGAACAGATGAACGTGAGTATATCAACAGCAAAGCGGTTAAGCCGGAGGGTAAATAATAAAATAATCAAAGTGTGCTGATACTTTTTGGATACTAATTAGAGCCAGAAACGACCTGTTTCCGGTTCTTTTTTTATGTAAAAATATAATCAGAAAGGCGGTGTATAAGATGGCACTATATAACAATCCTTATCAATATAGTTTTGGCGTTCCGGGGCAGATGAACCAGTTCCAGCAACAGCCTGTCCAGATTCCAGCTCAACCAGTACAGCAACCACAGCAGAATAATAGCGGTATCCTGTGGGTATCCGGCGAAGTCGGCGCAAAATCCTATCTGGTAGCACCCGGGACAAGTGTTTTGCTGATGGATTCAGAGAGTGAAAAGTTCTACATAAAATCCACAGATGTTTCTGGCATGCCGCAGCCACTGCGAACATTTGAATACCACGAGGTGGGATCTCAGATGCCGCCTAAACAGCCTGTTCAGAACATGGACAGTAAGTATGTCACCAGACAGGAATATGACGATTTAAAGGGCAAATACGAAGCTATTATAAACCGATTAAATTCATTTTCTGAACCTGTTAGGGCTAATACCATACAGGAGTCAGCAATCAAGGGAGGAAACACAGATGAGTAATCCATTATTTAATGCACTTGGCGGTGGGATGCCGCAGGGAAACGGACCAATGCAGATGATACAGCAGTTTATGCAGTTTAAGCAGAATTTTAAAGGAGATCCGAAAGCAGAAGTTGAGAAAATGCTACAGTCTGGAAGGATTTCACAGCAACAGCTTAATCAGGTTCAGCAGATGGCAGGGCAGTTCCAGCACATGCTGAAAGGAATGAAATAGTACATTACAATCTGGCCAGATTGATGTAAATATACAATAAAGGAGATTATATTATGGATGGAAATTATAGCTTAGCAGATATTGCCGCTGCTACTGGAAACGGTAGAAATAATGACGGCATGTTTGGCGGAGATGGTGCATGGTGGCTTATCGTGCTTTTCTTGTTCGTATTCTGCGGATGGGGAAACAACGGCTGGGGCAATAATGGCAACGGCGGTGGATATGCAGCCACAGCAGCTACTCAGGCAGACATCCAGAGAGGATTTGACAATTCCGCTGTGATTAGCAAACTTGACGGAATCAATAACGGTCTCTGTGACGGATTCTATTCAATGAACAATGGTATGCTTACCGGATTCAACGGAATCAACACAAACATCATGCAGACTGGTTTCGGCATTCAGCAGGCTATTAACGCTGACACTGTAGCAAATATGCAGAATACCAATGCACTCCAGGCACAGCTTGCGAACTGTTGCTGCGAAACCAGAGAAGCAATTCAGGGCGTAAACTACAATATGGCGCAGAACACCTGTGCATTACAGAACACCATGAACAGCAACACAAGAGATATCATTGACAGCCAGAACGCTGGGACAAGAGCCATTCTCGACTATCTTTGCAATGAAAAGATTTCTAACCTGCAGGCTGAAAATAACGACCTCAGACGTGCTGCTTCTCAGGACCGCCAGAGCGCACTTCTCACAACTGCAATGGCTTCACAGACACAGCAGCTCATTAATGCGATTAATCCGGCACCGATTCCGGCATATCAGGTTCCTAATCCGAACACATTTTACGGATGCGGATGCAACACTGGATGTAATTGCTGATAACTTCATATCGAGAGTATCTTTCGATTGATTCGGATGTCGGCTTATGCCGTATTACACAGAGGGCAGGCTGAGACCTGTCCTTTTGTGATATGAAAGGAGTATTTTTATGGCAGAATTTACAAATGTAGCTGCTCAGACTGTAGCAGCAAATGGAAACGTAGTATTTTCAAACACAGCAGTCAAAGGTTCTAACTGCATTCAACACAGGGAGGGAAGTGGAATCATTACGCTGAGAGGACTTACTAACCAGTGCAAGGCTAGATTTTTCGTGGACTTCTCTGGTAATATCGCAATTCCAACAGGCGGTACTGTCGGAGCTATTTCTCTGGCTATTGCAATCTCTGGCGAACCAGTATTATCTTCCCAGATGATCTCCACACCGGCTGCAGTAGACCAGTATAACAATGTGTCTTCTGGAATTTACGTGGATGTACCTCGCGGTTGTTGCGTTAATATCGCAGTAGAGAACACAAGCGATCAGGCTGTTTCTGTTGCGAATGCAAACATTGTTGTGACCAGAGAAGCATAGGAGGTGTGATTATGAGAGACATTAAAGACTTATGTGCAAGAATTGAAGACGAACTGTCCAAAATTGCTGACAGTGGGCTGACCACTGGAAATCTGGATATGACGTATAAGCTGATTGACATGTACAAAGATATCAAGAATACACAGTACTGGGACAAAAAAGTGGAGTACTACAACACTGTCCTTGATGAGATGCGCGGCGGCTACAATGACGATTACAGCGAACGCGGAAGAAAGCGCGACAGCATGGGGAGATACAGCTCAAATGATGGCAGAATGATGCCAGATTACGACAGAGGTAGTTCTTATGCCAGACGTGGTGAACATTATGTTAGAGGGCATTACAGCCGCTCTGACGGACGAGATGCTTATGACGACTATATGACGCAGAAACAGAGCTATCGTTCCGGCAAATCCGAGGACTGCAAAAGGAAGATGCTTGCCGCATTAGAAGAACACCTTGACGAACTCACAACAGAAATGAGCGATATGTCCAAGGACGCAGAGTGCCGGGAGGAACGTGATCTTGTCAAGAGATACGTGGAAAAGCTCCGTGATATGCTCTAATTGGCTAAAACATGTACCACAACTTTTTGAAAGTTCTGTGGTAAAATGTATTCATAAGGAAGATTCGTAAGTGGTTGATACTACTTGACATAGACATTTTTTCATTGACTCCTCCTTTCTTGGGTGCGTGTCCTTAATAGAAACAGGTTCGGGGTGGAATCTGGAGGTTGAAAAGCGGATGCAATTTCCGACACGTATCATTGCCGTTAGTGCATGACGGCATACCTCCTCGTTAGCACATATAACTGAACAGTGGAATCCAACCCGTGCAGAGGTGCGCGACCGTATAGGCGGTGTTGACGTATCCCGAAACGTCTCGTGTTTAGGCATAGCACGTAAAATACCTTGCTAACCCGGGAATCCGGGTTATGTGGAACCTATCGGCTATAGGACAAATATCTATAGATACAAGTTTTCCAGTTCGACTCTGGAAGTTCCGCTTACCTTGCCAGTGGTCTAACTGGCTTAATCCACTTACCTGCGGCGGCAGGTCAATAAACACGACCAGGAGGATGTTATGCAGAAACTTATTGACACATTAAAATCATTTGGAATTGAGATCCCGGAGGACAAGCAGGCAGATGTGAAGAAAGCACTCTCTGAGCATTATAAAAATGCTAAAGAAGTAGCGAAAACCCTGTCAAAAGTCGAGGGTGAACGTGACAGCTGGAAAGAACGTGCTGAGACAGCAGAAGAAACCTTAAAAAGCTTTGACGGCATTGACCCGGCGAACATTCAGACAGAGCTTGCTGGATGGAAGAAAAAAGCGGAGGACGCAGAGAAAGAATTCAATGCAAAAATCTATGACCGCGATTTCTCAGATGCTCTGAAAGTGGCACTCGACGATGTTAAATTTTCCAGTGAAGCTGCAAAGAAATCAGTCATGGCAGACATCAAGGAAGCAGGTCTTAAGCTGAAGGACGGTAAAATCCTTGGACTGAATGACCTAATCGAACAGATGAAACAGTCTGACGCGTCTGCTTTCGTGGACGAATCTCAGCAACAGGCTCAGCAGAATCAGGCAAGGTTTACTACTCATGTTAGACAGCAGCAGACACCGGGAACCATGACAAAGAAAGATATCGAAGCAATTAAAGACCCGTCTGAGAGACAGGCTGCAATTGCTCAGAATATCCAGTTATTCCAGTGATTTTTTTTCACCGACTATACACCAGAGTATAGCCGCTAACCCAATACCTTAACAATTATGGGTAGAAAGGATTTTTTTTATGGCAGCAAAAGCTAATCTTATTATGGAAAATGATATTCAGGTAAAGGCACGTGAGATTGACTTTGTTACCAGATTCGAAAGAAACTGGGAACACTTACGTGAAATCCTTGGTATCATGCGTCCAATCAAAAAGACGCCCGGAGCAGTTCTTAAATCAAAATATGCAGAGGGTACATTACAGAACGGAAATGTTGGTGAAGGTGAGGAAATCCCTTACAGCAAATTCGTTATAAAAGAAAAGCCCTATGCAGAAATGACTATCGAGAAATACGCAAAGGCTGTATCTATCGAAGCAATCAAAGATCACGGTTACGAGAACGCTGTTCAGATGACCGATGATGAATTCCTCTTCCAGCTTCAGACCAATGTTACTGAAAGATTTTACAACTATCTGAAAACAGGTACTCTCTCATTCACGGAAACCACTTTCCAGATGGCTCTGGCAATGGCTAAAGGTCGTGTAGAAAACAAATTCAAACAAATGCACAGAAATGTAACTGGCGTTGTTGGGTTTGTAAATATTTTGGACGTGTACGAGTATATCGGAGCAGCTGAGATTTCTATTCAGAACCAGTTCGGCTTCCAGTATGTGAAAGACTTCCTGGGATTCAATACAATCTTCCTGTTATCTGACAGTGAAATTCCGAGAGGAACAGTAATCGCTACACCTGTTGAAAATATCGTTCTGTACTATGTTGACCCGAACGAATCTGATTTTGCAAGAGCGGGTCTTGTATATACTGTATCCGGTGAAACAAATCTGATCGGATTCCATACACAGGGCAATTACCACACAGCAGTGTCTGAATCATTCGCAATCATGGGACTTACCCTCTTTGCAGAATATATTAACGCTGTTGCTGTCGGAACTATCAACGCAACTCAGACACTTGGAACTCTGACTGTAAACTCTGTGGCAGGAAGTAAAAGCGGAGATACAAAAGTGACTGTTACTCCGGCAAAAGTAAGCGCAGGAAATGTGTATAAGTACAAAGTTGCATCATCTGAGACTTCCGTAGACTACGGACAGAATGTGAAGAACTGGACTGCGTGGGATGGAGAAGCTGACATTACCGCAGCAACAGGGCAGGTAATCACAGTGGTTGAGTGCGACAGTACCTATAAAGCACTGAGTGCCGGACACGCAACTGTAACAGCAAAATGATGATCGACTAGGAGATAACTGGCATGGCTTATGCAGATTATGATTTTTATATAGAGTCGTATTTCGGCTTAGTCGTGCCAGAAAACGACTTTGATAGACTTGCTGGAAGGGCAAGCGATTTTGTAGATACACTGACATTTGACAGACTGGTGGATGGACTGCCGACAAATGAACGCGCACAGAAGCGTATCAAAAAGGCGGTCTGTTCATTAGCTGAATTAATGTATCAGATTGAGCTTGCTGAGAAGAATGCTACCAATGCCGCCGCTAGTGGAGCATCAACCACAATCGGGTCCGGTGGTAGCACGACAGGCATTGTAACATCTGTATCATCTGGCAGTGAATCCATCTCTTATGCAACGCCACAGCAGAAAGCATCAGGTGCAAAGGAATGGAGTGCAGTGTATGCCGCCGCCGGAGATGTACAAAAAACGAATGACTTACTTTACGAGACGGCTTTGCCGCTTCTGATGGGAGTAAGGACGGATGATGGAATACCAGTATTGTATGCAGGAGTGTGAATATGAAGTTTAGAAAAAAGCCTGTTATCATTGAAGCATTTAAATATGATGGTGATCTGAAAGACCGGAACGGCTTGTTTTACGTTCCGTTTTGGGCGCAAGAAGCTTATAAAAAAGGCATTATGTATTACGGCGCAGAAACTTGTGATTTACCTCCGTGTGAGCTGTATATCGAAACATTAGAGGGAACACATCATGTTTCTGTTGGAGACTATGTTATCCAGGGTGTAAACGGAGAGCTTTATCCGTGCAAGCCGGATATTTTTGAAAAAACTTATGAGGAGGTGAAAGAGTAATGGAAGCATTATTCGCAAACATGACCGTGATTCTGGCAGTAATCGGGATTCTGGCGTTTTGTGTATCTGTGATTACACAGGTGATTAAAAATGTTGGGTTCCTGTCGAAAATTCCGACAGATGCCTTGGCGCTTGTACTGTCTATCGGAATTACTGTGGCCGCTTTTGTAGCGTATATGCAGTATATCCACATGACAATCTTGTGGTATATGATTTTAGCAGCTATCATGGCTGGGTTTATTGTGGCATTTATTTCCATGTTCGGATGGGAGAAGATTACGGAATTGTGGAAGCGAACGTCCAAGGTTGACGTGGATAAGCTAAAAAATAAATGATTAAGGAGAGGGTATCATGTACGAAAAAACAGTGACGATTTTCAACTATTACGAAAGTGCCACAACAAGAGATGCGTACTGGTATCCTCATGTTTTATCCGGCGTTGACCTCATTACTGACAAAGGAGCAATCCTTAAAAAGTACGGACCAGACGCAACTGACAACGCGCAGTTACACGTTCGATATACCGTCCAGAACGGCGATATAACCATTGCTGACAGGAATGGTAAGATTCTCCCATATGTACCGCCTAAAGAGTGGAAACAGCAGATTAACAACGCTCTGGAAGATACTATCACATTCTCAGACGAATCGTTTTTCTGGGAAGGTGAGTGGACTGGTGGAACGGTAATTGACAGTGATTATCGGAATGGATTCTACCAGTACATGAATGAGAACAAGGATAATGTGTTTAAGATTACCAGTGTAGGCGGTCCGTATACACTGATTCCGCATTTTGAAATTTTGGGTAAGTAATATGAGCAAAATTCATCATTTCAAAGGATTCTCCGTAGTTGACGGAGATATGAAAATCAAGCTGAATATGGATAGATTCTCCAGACAGTATCAAGAAGCCCAGTACCTCCTTGATGGAATGGTTATGGACAGTATGATAGAGTTTATGCCAATGATTTCGGGAGATTTTATTGACCGAACAAGAGCCAAAAGTACATCGATGCAAGGGACTGGATTTGTATGTGCGGCGGCAGAACCATATGGACGTTTTCTTTATTTTGGAAAAACCATGGTCGACCCCGCAACAGGTAGCACATGGGCAAGACACGATGCGGAAAAGGTTCTTGTGAGTCAGTATTCTGGCAAGACGAACGCAAAGGAGAATCTTCAATATACAAAATCACCGCATACTCAGGTACAAGCTGAATGGTTCGATGCCGCTAAACGAAAATACGGCAGTACATGGCTTCGCAAAGTAAAAGCACAGGCAGGAGGTGGCAGACATGGCAGATAAACCTATCGGAGTAGATGCAACCGGATATGACATTCTGACAGACGCCATGAAAGCACTTCTAAACCAGTATCCGGGACTACACGACAATGAAATAATCAAATTCGAGGAACTTGGCAAAGAATCGGGAATTGCGTTTTCAGCAGACAACGGGGCGCTGATCTATTCAGAAAAAGAAGATGTTTGTGGCGTAATGCATCAGGTATGCCAGTATCCATTTTATGTGGTATACCGAACAGCATCCGACAAGGAGAGGCAGAAATTATCTGTTCAGAAATTTTTGGATAATCTCGGTAAATGGATATGCAGAGAACCAGTTGTCATAAATGGCACTGAGACACGTTTAAATGCGTTTCCAGAGCTTTCGCAAGGGCGAGTGATAAAACGTATAACCCGTGGAAACTCCTACGGTACAGAGCCGCAGGAGAACGGCGTACAGGACTGGTTATTGCCATTGTCAGTACGCTACGAAAATACTTATGAAGTAATATAACAAGTAACAACCGGCTATCAATTGGAGATAGTCGCTAACCTACACAGCATTTTAAAAGTTATAGGCAGAAAGGACATTTCTATGGCAGTTACAGGAAAAATTGACCGTAAATATATGGCTCATTATATTGATGCAGGTTCCCTCTGCGGAGGGCTGACACCGAAATATGAGCGTCTTGGAAAGGATCTGGAAGAGTACAACATCGAACTCAACCCGGATACCGAAACATCTAAAAATATTCTTGGAGAATCCACATTTAAGCATAACGGCTATGAGGTATCTTCTGATGCCGATCCATTTTATGCAGATACCACTTCTGACCTATTCACGGCGTTACAGAAGATTGTAGACGGACGCCTCAAAGACGATAACCTCAAGACAAAAGCAGTTGAAGTCCATCTCTGGACGGAAGCCACAGCAGGCAAGTATGAAGCATATCAGCAGGATTGCTACGTTGTGCCGACATCCTACGGTGGAGACACATCTGGCTATCAGATTCCATTTACTGTCAACTATGTTGGCGAACGTGTAAAAGGAAAATTTGATATCAGTTCCGGTACATTCACAGCTGACAGTGAATAAGCACATACACAAGGAGGATATGCTAAATGGCAAAAGTAATTAATACCAAAATTGATGATGGAATTTTTATATTCACGTTTACCAACAACGAAGACGAAGTTTTTTCTTCTTTCAAGCTTAACCCGACTGATATCAATGTAGCGTCACGTGCGGAGGAGCTGACAGAATACTTTGAGCAGCTTAAAGATTCTATTCAGAAGGTCGATTCCGGTAAAAAAATGGCAGAGCTGAACAAACAGATCGAAGACAAAATCAACTATCTGCTCGGATATGAAGCATCAAAAGACCTGTTCAAAGAGCCGATCACAGCAACCACTGTGTTCGGAAATGGTCAGGTGTTCGCCTATATCGTTCTGGATAAAATTGCAGAAGCAATCGCACCAGAAATCGAAAAGAGAAAGAAGAAAATGCAGGCAGCAGTCAATAAGTATACGGAGAAGTACACAAAATGACCGCCTATGAGCTTCCCACCTCGCTTAACATAAGTGGGGTGGATTTTTCTATTAGAACGGATTTTCGAGCAATCATCGACGTTCTCATTGCTATGAACGACCCGGAACTGGACGAGCAGGCGAAAGCAGTTGTTATGTTGCAGATTCTGTTTGAGGACTGGCAGAGTATTCCGCCGGAACACTTATCTGAAGCCTGTCAAAAAGCATCAGAATTCATCGACTGCGGACAGTTAGACGATAATCCAAACCACCCAAGGCCCCGTTTGATGGACTGGGAACAGGATGGCGATATGATCGTTCCGGCGGTAAACAAGGTCACTGGTAAAGAAATCAGATCGGTGCCGTATATGCACTGGTGGACATTCTTCGGATATTTCATGGAATCCGGTGAATGTCTGTTCAACACGGTCGTTGGAATCCGGTCGAAAAAAGCAAAGGGCGAAAAGCTTGATAAATGGGAAAAGAAATTCTATCAAGAAAACAAGAACATTATTGATATAAAAACACGTCTCAGCGAAGAAGAGCAAGCGTATAAAGATGCGCTGAATGAGATGTTAAACCTCAAATAGTTAGGAGGTGAACGCATGGCTGCTGATGGCTCAGTCATTATTGATACCAGAATGGATACAACCGGTGTCCAAAATGGCGTATCAGCTATAAAACAGTCATTTAACGGCCTTGGAAGTGCTGTAAAAAAAATCGGTCTGTTAATTGGTGGGGCTTTTGCTGTTGGTAAATTGGTACAGTTTGGAAAAGAGTGCGTGGAACTTGGCTCTGACCTCGCAGAAGTGCAGAACGTGGTCGATGTTACATTTACCACCATGTCGGATAAGGTGAACGAATTCGCAAAGAATGCCATGACCTCAGCCGGACTGTCAGAAACCATGGCAAAAAGGTATGTCGGTACGTTCGGAGCAATGTCTAAGTCGTTCGGATTCTCAGAAGCACAGGCTTACGACATGTCAACGGCTCTAACACAGTTGACTGGTGACGTAGCATCATTCTATAACATCAGTCAGGACTTGGCTTATATTAAGCTGAAATCAGTGTTTACGGGCGAAACGGAAACACTCAAGGACCTCGGCGTGGTAATGACCCAGTCGGCACTTGACCAATATGCACTTGCAAATGGCTACGGCAAGACCACATCTGCAATGACTGAACAGGAGAAAGTTGCTCTCCGCTTTGCTTTTGTGCAGGAACAGTTATCAGCCGCATCTGGTGACTTCATTCGTACTTCTGACAGCTGGGCGAACCAGGTGCGAGTGATGCAGTTGCAGTTGCAGTCCCTCAAGGCAACAGTCGGACAAGGGCTGATTAATATTTTTACACCTGTTCTGAAAGTAATCAATATTCTTCTCGGCAAACTGGCGACTCTGGCAAACGCATTTAAGTCATTCACGGAGCTTATTACTGGCAAGAAATCTTCCGGTCAAACGAGCGGAAGTGGAGCGGGTCTTGCCGGAACAGACGCGATCGCAGATACAGCGGACCAGTATGGACAGGCGGCAGATAATGCAGAGAAACTGGCAGATGCCACGAACGACAATGCAAAAGCAACAAAAAAAGCGAATAAGGAAACCAAAAACTATCTTTCGTCACTTGATGAAGTTCACAAAGTCACATCTACTGGCAGCAATTCATCTTCCACACCATCTTCATCTGGTGGAAGTGGTGGAGCAGGTAACAGTGGCCTTCCGAGTTCAGTTGGTAATGTGGACTACGGCAATCTCGCAGAAGGCGAAACCGCACTTGACAAGATTAGCGATTCCGCAAAGAAACTTGCTGACCTGCTCAAGAAACTCTGGAAACCATTCCAGGACGCATGGAAAAAAGAGGGTAAGAATACCATTAATGCAGCAAAAGTCGCACTTGATGGACTCAAAAAGCTCGCTGTAAGTGTAGGTAAAAGCCTTGTAGAGGTCTGGACAAATGGCACAGGCACAACGATGCTTACGACCATGCTGAGGATTGCTCAGAACGTGCTTAAAACTATCGGGAATATTGCATCCGGTTTTGCGGATGCGTGGAATAAGAACAATGTTGGAACGCAGATCATACAGAACATTGCAGACGCCCTTGTGGTGGTTATGCAGTTTGTTGAAAAAATCGCAGAGGATACAGCAACATGGGCGGCGAACTTGAACTTTTATCCGTTACTAGAATCCATCAGTAACCTGACCAGTACCTTTGCGCCAATTCTGGAATCTATCGGAAATGTTCTTGAATGGATTTATAACAATATTGTTCTCCCAATGCTGAAATGGCTGATTGAAACAGGAATTCCGACAGTGATTAACCTAGTGTCTGATTTGGCTGGATTCTTTGCAGATCATCAATCAATCATTGAAGCATTTGGCGCAGCTCTGATCGGAGCATTTGCGGCAGCGAAGATTGCAGGCTTAGCTTCGAGAATCGCAGGAAGTATAACGACAGTAGCAAGTTTCATTAAGGGTCTTATTGCACTCATGACCGGCTCTGGCGGCATTATTGGTGGAATCAAAGCCATTGCGACAGCTGTCGGACCGGGCGGAATTTTTATAGCAGCAGTAACAGCTTGCATTGCGATTGGTGTATTGCTGTACAAAAACTGGGACAAAATAAAAGAAGTTGCAGGTGCGGTATGGAGTTGGATTAAAGACAAAACCATAGCTTTCGTTGATGGAATAAAATCCAAACTAAGTGATTTGGCAGAAAAGATTGTTTCTATTTGGAATGGTATCAAATCAAGTGCAAAAGAAAAGTGGAGCGCTATATGGTCCACTATAAAAGAAGTTGTAAAGATGATAGTTGATGGAATCGTTGATAAATTCAAAAGTGCAAGAGACAAGGTTGTTGATACGTTCGAGGGTATTAAAAACAAAGTTAAAGAGATATTCAATAAAGTTATCGGTATCGTAAATGGCGCAATCGGTACGGTGAACGGCGCGATCAGTGGAATTGAATCTGCAATGTCATTTGGTCCGTGGGAAGTGCCTACACCATTCGGCTCTAAGACGATCGGATTTAGCGCAAGCTTTCCAAGAGTACCGACTATTCCATATCTGGCAAAAGGTGCAGTTATTCCACCAAGAAGCGAATTTCTGGCTGTCCTTGGAGACCAGAAACAGGGTAATAACATTGAAGCACCAGAAGCACTGCTCAGAAAAATTGTTCGTGAGGAAACTGGTGGACAGCAGAGTGGTGGAAATTATCGTTTTACTGCTCAGATTAACCGAAGAACAGTATTTGATGAAATTATCGAAGAAGCAAAGTTAAGACGTGATACAAGCGGTAGAAACCCGTTTGAACTGGCATAGGAGGTGGAAGCGTGGCAACTATTCCAAAAGGCATAACAGAACGATACAAGATGAATGGGGCTTCCATCTATCAGCCAGATAAAGATATGGGATATAACCTCGAAACAACTTATTCAGAAGGTAGTAACCGTACGCAGTTCGGAAAAGCGTTGTTAACTCCATTGTTTACAGTCGAACAGTATAGCTATGAAGCATCAAACGTTCCAGTTATAGAAGCAAACAAAATTCTCAAAATTATCGCAAAAGGAAAAACTTTCAATTTGTATCATTGGTCACTTTATCACATGGCATGGAGAACCGACCCATTTTATGTTGGAAAAGCAAGCCTAACTATTGGAGAAATATCTCCAGACTTAAAATTTGTATCAAAAATATCTTTTAACATGCAGGGGGTGAATCCACTTGATTAATGTATCTGATGCGTTCAAACAAAAACTACAGGACGGAGAAAGAGTCTGGCAGGAAGTGGAAATCACCTTTCCTGACGGAACTGTAAAAACAGTGAAAGATGAAATCATGGGCGAAAACTGCACTTTTTCCGATTGTGCAGAAAGTAGCAGTTTTCCAATCGGTTGCGTTATCTGCAAGTCCATGACTTTGGAGTTGGACAACACCTCCGACCAATGGAAAAACTATAATTTCTACATGGCAAAAGTTCATGCGTATCTCAAAATGAAGATTGATGCCGATACTATTGAGACTATCGACAAAGGTGTATATACGATTACGGCACCGGAACAGTACGGCGAAATTCTCAGTTTTGCTGCATTGGATGATATGTATAAGACCAACGCGGTTTTCTCAACGAAACTAGTTCTTCCGCAGACGGTCGAGAGTCTGGTGAGGGACGCATGCGGTACTCTTGGCATCACAGCTGGCTTTTCGAAGATGACACATGGCAATCTGATTGTCAATGAACTCCCAAAAGATATGACATATCGTCAACTTTTCGGATGGGCTGCCATGCTTGATACCGCGAACGCTCGTCTGGACAGCAACGGAAGCTTGCAGTTTGTCGGATGGAATCTGGACGTTACTCCGAGCATTGAACTCAAAGATTATATCAGCATGCCGGCAGTGTCAAGTGACGACATAGTGATAACCGGAATCAATATAATAAGCGGTGATAATTCTGGAACATACGGAACTTCCGGCTACATTTTGTCCATGGAAAACAATCTTGTGGGTGAATCCGATCTTGCAACAGTGGCAGCACAGATTGGTGATTCCATTATCGGTACAAAATTTAGGAATCTCCAAGGAGACATGGCGTTCAACCCATTGTTGGAATTTGGTGACGTGGCTTATACTTATGATCGTAATCTTAACCAATACGTCACTCCTCTAACAGATGTATCATGCACAGTTAACGGAAAAACTACTCTAAAAACACAGGCTGACGACCCGATCAGAGGAATGAGTCTATATTATTCTGGAGCCACAAAAGCAATCGTTGCAGCGCGCCGGCTTGTCGAGAAAGAAAAAAACGCCAGAGAGCTAGCAATCAAAAAGTTGCAGGAGTCTCTTTCTGTCGGAAGTGGACTGTTTGCGACTTACGTTCAGCAAGAAGACGGAAGCACAATCTCGTATTTTCACGACAAGGGCACTCTGGAAGAATCAAAAAATGTGATCAAAATTACATCCGAGGCAATCGGTGTGTCAAATGATGGTGGCAATACTTATCCATTTGGCTTCCAGCTGACCGGAACGATGATAACTAAACTCCTGTACGCTGAGGGCATTAATGCAAACTACATTGATACTGGTGCATTGACGGTAAGAGACAAAGGCGGAAATATTCTTTTCCAAGTCGATATGGACACCAAAACGGTTGTTATCAACCCAGATGTTTTGATTGTCGGAAATATGACATTGTCCGAGAAATTGAAAAACATGGATGAGAATATTGCATCTGCCAAGAATATGACATTCCAGCTGTCAAACGATATGCAGACGATCACATCTGACGCATACGGAAACATTCCGGTATTTCCAACAGTGACAACTACAGCGAAAGTTATGTATGGCTCAAATGATATCACCAATGACTGTAGCTATACCGTGACGAAATCAGACAGTGTAACCGGCTCTTGGGATGTCAATACGCACACCTATACAGTCACAGGACTGATAGCTGATAACGGATGGGTGGATATTAAAGCAACGTACCTGATTAATCTTTCTATAACGAAGAGATTTACGATTTCCAAGCAGAAAAAGGGCGAAGATGGAAAAGATGGTGAACCTGGTAGAACATACATGGTTGAGCCATCATGTAACGTCTTGAAACGTGGCTCTGACAAGACAATTAGTCCAAACTTTATAACATTTAAAGCGTATTATCGTGACGGAAAGTCAGCTACTAGAGTGCCTTATAAAGGCAGATTCGTTGTTGAAGAGACTGCTGACGGAAACACTTGGAATACCATTTATACTAGTTCAACCGATGAGGATACCGTGACACACTATTTGTATTCTATTTTGACAAATGGATCTGGTCAGACAGTAGCAAGTTCTAATGGTTCAACTGTCGGTATTCCGAGAGATGTGACAAATGTTAGATGTAAATTATATGCGTCCGGTGGAACTACAACATTGATGGATATGCAGAGTGTTGCGGTAGTAATTGATGTGGACAATCTGACACAATCGCAAATCGTAGAAATACTATCAAATGATGGTGCATGGAAAGGCCTGTACTACAAGAATGGTCAACTGTATATCAGCTTCAGTGCAGCGCTTGGCGGTGAATTGACATTGGGCGGTGTAAATAATGGCAATGGAAAATTAGTTATTAGAGATTCAGCCGGTAATCAAGTTGGATATATTGACAACACAGGAGTGAATTTTACAAAAGGAACGTTTTCCGGCAGTTTGAATTCAGCAAAAGGAACTTTTACTGGTGAATTAAGTGCTAACACTGGAAATATTGCCGGGTGGGTTCTAGATAGTGAGACAGGACAATTAAAGTCTCCTAACGGCATTATAATACTGGACGCAGAAAATGAAGAAATAAGCATTAATGGGGTCACCTTGAGTGCTTATGGAAATGGTCTTGTTGCCGATGGGGGCTTTAACATAATTTGCGGAACAGAACCTTTTTCCGATGGAACGGATAAATTTCAGATTTTCAATTTAGACACACTTTCATCTGGAAATTATTTAAGGATTTACAACAATCTAGTATACATGAGTTCATCTTCCTCCAAACGCTACAAAATCCTCGGAGCTTCGTTGCCAGAAGAATTTATTGAGAATCTGTACAACATCGAACCGATAATGGCACGGTATAAAGAAGGCTACCTTGCAAAAGGAGATGAACGCGCAGACGCAGAATTTCCAATGTTCATAGCAGAAGATGTGGATATGTATTTTCCTCTGGCAGTTGACCACATAGACGGCAAAGCTGAGAACTGGAACGAACGTATCATGATACCTGCTATGTTTGCAATGATAAAAGCTCAGAAAAAGAAAATTGACCAACAGGAGAAACTTATTAATAAACTTTGCGAAAAGTTAAATATAGAATGAATTATGAAATGGAGGCACATAAATGTCAGTAAAGC